TTGTTACTGACGATGAGCAGTGGGACAAAGTAGACAAAACAGAAGACCTTGGCTCACTGTTGCAAGACGCACTAGACATCTTTGGTTTAGGAAATCTTGACAAAGCTATTGTGAATGTTGCTGATGTAGTCAATGACCGTAACATCTCTGTTCAGGATGTTGCTGCTGCGTCAGGTAATACCGTTGAATACGTCAATGACGCTTTTGAAAAAGCCGGAGTTAAGATTAACAATCAAGGCGAAGTTATTGATGATGACACAGTTACTACTGGTGGCGATTCAACTACTACAACTACAACCACAACAACAGGTGGCGGTGCTTGGCAGAATACAGGTGGAGGTGTTACGGAAACTGTCGGCGACAGACAGATTGGTGACGGACTAATAGTCCCCAAAAGAGATGTGGTTGTTGACGATAGACCCAAGACAATTCTTCCTGCTTTGCCTAAACCAGAGCCTAAGCAGACAATGAATCTGACTTTAATGCAGTCAATAGTAAACGACACGCCAGTGACAGAATCAATCTTATTCCCAACTAAGTTCACTAAGTTGGAGAACGTACAACAAGGAATGTTTGGTGAATTCCTTCGTGCCGCAGGAGGCAGACGATGACATACCTAGAAGCAATCAATAGTGTCCTTCGGCGATTGCGTGAAGACCAAGCTAACACAGCATTAGAGTCTGACTACTCCGCATTGATCGGAGACTTTGTTAATGACGCAAAGAGAATTGTAGAGAACTCTTGGAACTGGTCTGCCCTTCGCGACACAATCCTAGTCAATACAGTTTCGGATACGTCAGAGTATTCTTTAACTGGCTCTGGTCAGGAGGCAGTCCTCAAGGATGTCATTAACGATTCATCTAACAGGATGATGAGGCTCGAAACAAAGTCATTCTTTAACAACGTCTACTACAACCAAGACGTAACCAGTGGCTCACCATCCACTTACACTATCACTGGTGTGGATGCTAATGACGATTTAAAGGTCAAGGTATACCCACAGCCTGACGGTATATATAACCTGCGTTTTGATATGTCCAAACCCCAAGGATTAATCAGTGCTGATGCAACTAAGATCAAAGTGCCACACAACCCTGTGGTTCAGATGGCATTCGCGATGGCTCTACGGGAGCGTGGTGAAACAGGCGGTCAGTCAGCAGCAGAACAGTTTGCTATTGCGTCCACTGCTTTGTCTGATGCGATAGCTATAGACGCTAACCGTTACCCTGATGAAACTACTTTTATGGTGGTATAGATGGCACAACAACTCCAAAGTATCACCATTACCGCTCCGGGATTTGCGGGTATTAACACCCAAGATGCACCGTTGGCACAGGACGCAAGTTTCTCTGCCGTTGCGGATAACTGTGTGATTGATAAGGAAGGACGTATTGCCGCAAGGAAGGGTTATACCTTGCTAAACGGTAACGATCTTCTTGGCTCGTCAGATGGCATAGAATCTATGGGCGAGTACGTTGCCGCAGATGGTGATGTTACTTTCCTGTCGGCAGGTAACAACAAGATATTCTCAGGCACTACCACAATGGTAGATGAAACGCCTGTATCTTATACCATCACAGCTAACAACTGGAAGTTTGTACCGTTCAACGATCATATGTACATCTTCCAACGAGGACACGAGCCTTTAGTTTACTCTGATCATGCGGGTGTACTAGAGCCAATGTCCTCTCATACTCATGCGACAGGCACACCGCCAGAAGGCCATGTAGCTATCGCTGCATTTGGTCGGTTATGGGTGGCAGACTTTGATGGTGACAAGTCCACTATCTACTGGTCAGACCTACTCAACGGTTCTGGATGGTCAGGTGGCTCTACAGGCTCGATTGATATTACACAGGTCTGGCCTAACGGATACGACACGATCACCGCTATGGCGGCACACAATGGCTTTCTGATTATCTTTGGCAGGAACTCTATCATAGTGTACGAGGGGGCAAGCAGCCCTGCGAGTATGACATTATCTGATACAATCTCGAACGTAGGTTGTGTGAGTAGAGATGCGGTAGTCTCCACTGGTAAGGACTTGATATTCCTAGACGACTCAGGTGTTCGTAGTTTGTCAAGGACAATTCAAGAGAAGTCAGCTCCTATTGGTGATATATCAAAGAACGTCAACAACGATATTAAGTCTCTCTTCGCGGCAGAGACGGGCAATATCAGTATGCACTACTCGCCAAGACAGGCGTTTGTGTTACTAAACTTCCAAGTATTGGGTGTTGTCTACGCTTTTGACACACGCTTCCCTCTACAGGATGGGAGCTTTAGAGCGACTACTTGGTCGCATATCAATCCACTCTGCTTCGCGGAAACATCTACTGAGAAACTGTACGTTGGTGTAGCAGATGGCATTGGTGAGTACACAGGATACACCGATAACAATACGGGTTATCTGTTGAGTTACTTCAGTCACCCATTGAGCTTTGGCAATACGTCAAACTTAAAGTTCCTGAAGAAGATAAACCTTACAACCTTTGATGGCGCTGAGGCTACAGTGGTATTAAACTGGGCGTATGACTATTCTGGCAACTACAGAAAGCAAGCCTATGTACTACCGCAGTCTAACGTAGCGCAGTACAACATATCAGAATTCAACACGGACGCTGAGTATTCATCGTCTATTGCTTTGATTAAACGCAAGAAGATCAACGCCTCTGGTCAGGGTACAGTCGTAGCCGTAGGGGTAGAAACAACTGTTGAGGGTAACTCGATTGCCCTTCAAGAGATTAACATTCAAGCTCTGATGGGAAGGATAGTCTAATGTCGAACTATACCAAACTTACTAACTTCGCAGCCAAGGACGCTTTGGTTAGCGGCAACCCTGCCAAGGTTGTTAAAGGCTCTGAGGTCGGAGCTGAATTTGACGCAATCCAAGTGGCAGTGGCAACCAAGTCTGACTCAGCGTCACCTACTTTTACTGGCACAGCAACAACAGACAACCTGACAGTGAGCGGTACTTTCACAGTCGGTACGATTGATGGAGGTACTTACTAATGTGGGAAGAAATTGGAAACTTTTTAAAAAATTTACCCGGAAGTCAAACTGGTAATCTTCTATCAGGTATTGGTGGCGCGTTAGCGCAGGGTAGAATTGCTGAAGATATTAGTGCGCTAGGTAAAGATGCAACTACTGCAATCTACGGTCAGAACTATCAAGTACCAGAAGGCGGTTTGCTAGGTGAGATAGGTCGTCAAGTAGAGTTCAGACCCTTTACTGTTACTACACCTACTGGTTCTCGCGCAACATTAAACGCAGGTGGCATGGCTACAATGCTCAGTCCTACAGAGCAGGCGTTACAAGCTAGAATGCTAGGGTTTGGCTCTGAGGCTTTTGGTATGCTTGGCGATCCAGAAGCAAGGCGACAAGAGCAAGAGAATGTAATCGGGATGCTGACTCAAGACCCTATGCAAAGAGCTACTCGTGAGCAGGACATCTTTGGTCGTATGCAAGCAACTCTTGCACCTGAGCAAGAACGTGCAAGGTTAGGTCTAGAAGAGCGTCTAGCAAATCAAGGCAGACTAGGTGTTAGGACTGCCATGTTTGGCGGTACGCCAGAGCAGTTAGCACTAGAGAAGGCTATCGCAGAACAGCAAGCAGGTCTTGGCGTAAGTGCTATGGAACAGGCTAGAGCAGAGCAAGCACTACAGTCACAGCAAACCCTCGCGGGATTGGGCGAGACACGAGCAAGACTAGGACTACTAGGCGAGCTAGGTCTGTCTTCTATCCCTGCTGCTTACGCAGGGCAGAATCAGCTACTTGCAAACTTGCAACCGCAACTTGAGGCACAGCGTATACAGTCCGCTTTACAGGCTACTGGTCTGGGTCTAGGAGCGCAATTAGCAGAATCAGGACTAGAGGCACAGCTTGGCTACGAAGCGTTGGCAAATGCAATACGCCAGCAGCAATATCAAGGCTTGTTTGATTTGTTAAAAGGTGAGCAGCAAGGCTCATCAAAATCAACTAGCTCATACACAGGCCCGAACCTAGACCAAGCCGGAGCAACAGCATTTCAATCATTTTATGATAGCTATGTAAACACAGGCATGAGCGCCAAAGACGCAGCAGAACAAGCAATGCGCGATGTTGGCTTTAAATTTTAACAGGAGTTAA